AGTCGTACATGAACCGGCTGTATCTGGCGTGCTCGCGTGGCTCCGACAAGCCGGATCTGATCATCGCCGACAACAACTATTTCCGGCTCTACTGGGAATCGTTGCAGGCCATCCAGCGCATCACCTCGGCGGAAACCGGTATGGCGGGCTTCAGCTCCCTCCAGTACATGGGCTCCGATGTCGTATTCGACGGTGGTTTCGGCGGTGGCGCACCGGCCAACCAGATGTACTTCCTCAACACGAAGTATCTCCAGTTCCGGCCTCACCGGGACCGCAACTTCTCACCTATCGGTGACGACCGCATGAACCCGAACCAGGACGCGCTTGTGCGTCTCTGGGGCTTCGCCGGCAACATGGTTGTCTCCAACTCCTTCCTTCAGGGCGTTCTCACGGCCTAATTCCGAGAAAGGTTCAAAACCATGTCTATCGCAAAAATTCAGACAGCCAATTTCGGGGCAAATCCGTTCGCCATCGAAGGGCCGTTTGGCGCAACTGGTACCGGCATTCCGGCGCCTAACTTCACGCTTGGCTCCATCTCCTGGGGCGATAGCGAAGCAGAGTGGGTTTACGTCAAGCTAACTCTCTCCGGCACAACGACCATGCAGCCCGGTCTTTGGCTGCAATGGGATAAGGACTACAACGCGACGCTGCTCACCACGGCGACCGCTGTTGTAGGGCTGAACTGCGGTACCTGGGGTGGCCCGGTTGCTCCAACGCTCTCGGGTGGCCCAACTGCCACGCAGAGCCTTGCAGCCGGCGTCTATTACATCTGGGTGCAGCGCGCAGGCCAGGCGGCGGCTGTCGTCAGCACCGGCGTCACGGCCAGCATTCTCGTGGCCGAAACGACTGCGACTGCAGGACAGCTCAACGTTCCTGCGTCGGCAACCGCTACGACCAAGCAGATTACCCCTGTTTCGTTCGCTGCGGCAAACTTCACATTCACGGCAACGACCACGAACGGCTCGCCTGTCCTGACCGTCCTCAGCGGCGCCTCGAGCGGCTCCGGCCCGTTCCTCGGTGCTGCCGTCTCTGGTACCGGCATCCCCGGCTCCACGACGATCACCGGCATCACCTATTCACCATCCGGCACCGTCCAGAGCCTGACGATGAACAACAACGCCACCGCGAACGGCACCGGCATCACCATCACGGCTGTTGGCGTTCTCGAAGTCAGCCTGAAGTGGCCTTATATCGCGAAAGTGAATTAACATGGCCCTTTTCGCCGATATTTCAGCAAAGATCGCCGCCGACCGCGAGGCCGGCCGCGATGTCCCGACCATTCTGGAAGAATACCTGATGATGATTGCGTCGGCGATCGATCCTCAGCCAGAAGAACAGCCGGCCAAGGACGACCAGTCCCCCAGCCAGTCCTAACCTTCAAGGGGAGTTTCGGCTCCCCTTTTTCTCACCATCAACAGCGAGAACACAATGTCCGAATCCCCTGGAATTTTCGTCGAATTCTTCATCGAGCCCGTCCACATGACGTTCAAGTCACAGGAGGCAGGCCGTCCGATCTACGAGGATCGCGAATTCAAACGCATCACGATTGCCGGCGACCGCAATTCGCAGCCGGTCAGTGAAGTCACCGATTATGACCGCGAACGGTTCGCCGACGTTTACGCCCGCTTCAAGCGCGGCATGCTCGGTCGAGAACAGCAGACAGGTACGCCGCTCAAGGAATGGCCGCTGATGACGGCGAGCCAGATCAAGGAGCTGCACGGCCTCGATATCTACACCGTCGAAGCCCTTGCATCGCTCAGCGATACGCAGAAGCAGGCGCTTGGCATGGGCGCGCATAATCTCGTAGCCTCGGCCAAGGCATGGCTGGAGTCGTCCAAGGACGGCGCCGCTGCAGCCTTCTATGCTGCGAAAAATGAGAGCCTGATGAAGGAAGTCGAGGATCTCAAGCGCCAGATCGCCGAACTCGCCGCAAACCAGCAGGAAGAAAAGCGCGGTCCCGGCCGGCCTCCGAAGGCTGCGCGCGAAACCATGCTCGAAATCTAACAGGAAGTCCGCGCATAGGTATGGGGATAAAATATTGAGTCTCTTAACTATTTGCCAGAATGTATGCGCGGAACTGTCCATTCCGATCCCTGGGTTGGTTGCGGCCAATCCTGATCCGACGATCGCGCAGTTGAAATTGCTGTGCCAGCGCGCAGGGGACGAGCTCGCTCGAGACTATGATTGGTCCATCCTGCGTGTTCCGACATCCTTTACCTGCACAGGTGCCATTCCTGAGCCAAATCAGCCGCCCAGCGATTGGGAGCGGTTCGCCGATGCATCGAAAATCTGGAATAATTCGCGCCTCTGGCAATTGAATGGTCCGGTCGATGCCCAGACGTGGCAGCGGAACGTCATCATCAACACCAATCCGGTTCCGCAGATCTGGCGCATGATGGGTGGAAAGCTCGCCATTTACCCGAACGCGACTGGCGAGACAATTTCCTATGAATATGTCTCGAATGCCTGGATATTGGTCAATGGCACCGGCTCGACCTATGCCGCGACATGGGCAAACGACGCCGATACTTCCCGAATTTCCGAACGCCTTCTGGAATTATCGCTAATTTGGCGCTGGAAACGGTCGAAGGGACTGGATTACGCCGAGGAATTGGAGAATTTCGGCCGCGCCAAGGAGTCGGAAATCGGCTCGGATCGCGCTTCTGAAGCATTTTCGCTGTCAAAACCAAACCGAGGCAATATTCCCGATAATTATTGGCCCGGAATTATTCAGGTTAATCCGTAATGGTGAGAATGCCGGCAAATCCGCGAGGAAAGCAGCGGGTATCCGACTCAGGACCATGGAAAGCACCGATCGGCGGATGGCGCACGGACGTAACCCTGGCAGACATGCCGAAGGACGCGGCCTACCAGCTCGACAATTTCTTTCCTGAATCCAACCGCATCCGGGCACGATACGGGTCCAACATCTGGGCCTCCGGTCTCGGGGCGACGGTCCAGACGATCATTCCCTATTCCGGCGCCTCGAACAAGCTCTTTGCGGCGGCAGGCACGCAGATATTCGATGTCACCTCCGGCGGCGTTGCATCTTCGGTCGTAACTGGGCAGACCGGCGCACGCTGGTCGGTTCAGCAATATACAAACCCTGGTGGGTCATTCCTGCGTCTCGTCAATGGCCTCGACGTTCCTCTGCTTTATGATGGCACGAGCTGGGCGACCACTGCCATTACCGGCACTGGATTGACGTCGAACAATCTGTCTGTCGTGGTCGCATATCGGTCGCGGCTCTGGTTCATCGAGCGTAACACCACGAAGATATGGTATCTGGCGACAGATGCGGTGAGCGGAGCGGCCACAGCGTTTCCCGTTGGTGGCAGCATGAAATACGGCGGCGTTCTTGTCGCCATGGGTGTCTGGTCAATCCCGGTCCAGACCGGCATTACCCAATGCCTCGTGCTGATCAGCTCGGAAGGGGAAGTCCTCGTCTATCAGGGCTCTGACCCGACGACAGCGAGCGGTTTCAGTCTTCTTGGCACATTCAAGCTGGGCAAACCCCTTGGCTTTGATCGGTGCCTGTTGAATGTCGGCGCCGATCTGGCGATCATGACGACAGACGGCATTATCCCGATCACGAAAGCTGTCCAGCTGGATAGGGGTGCGACCGATCTTGGGGCCATCACAGCAAAGATCGCGCCGACGTGGCTGCAGACATTGACTGATGTCGGGACCACCTCGGACGAATGGCAACTGACCGGTTATCCTCGCCGGCGCATGGCGATCGTCAATCTGCCTGAGACCGCTGGCCCATATCAATACGTCATGAACACGGAAACCGGCGCATGGTGCAGGTTCGTCGGCCTGGCGTCGACATGCTGGGCAACATGGCAGGATCGCATATTCTTTGGCACCGCCAGCGGCAATGTGATCGAGGCAGAAGTCGGGTCGATAGATTCCGGCAATCCGATCGATTGTCTTGCAGTCGGAGCATGGCAGACATTCGGGGACGGGATTTCCCCGAAATATTCCACCATGATAGGCGCAAACCTCCAATCGGGGGCATCGACGAACTTCTATCTCGGCGTCTCGGCTGATTATACCGTCACGATCCCTTCGGCACTCGCAAATCTGCTGCCGACCACCAATCCGGCGAAGTGGGATGTATCTCTGTGGGATCAGGCATATTTTGTCGGGACCACGATCGGTAGGAAGATCGCAACCTCTACAGCAGTAGGCGTAGCACTCGCGCCAGTCATTCGCGCGCAGATATCAGGGGACTCGACATCGATCTCTGAAGCCGGCGTGATCGGCGGGACGTTTCTTTTCCAGAAGGGGCAGCCTGTTTGATCGTCACGGAGCCACGGCAGGATATCGCTGCGTGGGTAGGGGCAAGGATCGGCGTTCAGTTCTCCCCGCCTTATACCGCGATCGGTGAAATCAGGCATGGCCGCATGATCGCCGGGTATGTCTTCAACATGTGGACTGCGCATGACGTCGAGGTTTCGCTTGCAGCCGACCGGCTGACCAGAACGCTGATGCAACGCGCATTCTCCTATGTCGTCGGCGAGCTTGGCTGCCGGCGCGCGACGTTCAGGACAAGGGCCGACAATTTCGGGGCCCAGAAATCACTTACCAGGCTCGGAGCGAAACTTGAGGGGTGTCAACGCCTCTATTTCGGTGACTGTGACGGCCTTCTCTATGGCATCTTGAAAGAGGATTTCCCCTTTCAGCCGAATTGATTAAACCCGCGCCGTTTTCCTCCTTGCTTCAATAATTGAAGAGAGGGGGCGTCCGGCAGATGTCTCCAGCTTCGGCCTCGGCAAACGTCATAAGACACAAGTTCGCTGATACCCATGTCTCTGGCGATGCGGGCGTTGGATTCACCAGAAAGAAAGCGGCGCCAGATCTCCCGGACTTGTCCCTCTTGAAGCGCTGGATTGCCGGCAGGCTTTCTCACTGCTTTCAGCTCAGCGACAGAGGGAGCGCCATCCAGTTCTCGATAGCTGCGACCGCGACATACATCGTAAACGACATGGTGCGGGATATTCATGCTCCTGGAGATCGAGCTTGATCCTTCACCGCCAAGCCAGCGAGACCAAATTTCGCGCACTTGAGGCTCATCCAAGGAGCTGCAGGACGCATCAACCCCTCTTTTTTTGACAGAGAGAGCGCGTTCTTTCCAAATGGGATTATCCCACACGCGAGGCGGGTTTTTAAGGCGGTTTCGCTCTTTTGCATCACTGGCGTTGTCCTTCTGAGTTCCCCAGCGCAAATGCTTCGGATTGCAGCACGGCGGGTTATCGCAGGAGTGTAAAGCGTGGGGTTTAAGTTCGGGTGCAGGGCCATGCTCCAAGAAGCAGGCTATCCGCGATGATACAACTTTTATCCCACCTGGCTTGCCATTCGCTATCGTAAATAGACCATATCCAAGCCAATGCTTGGACTTTGCAGTCCAAGGCCAGCATTCATTTTTCCCACTCTTGGCAACTTTGGACCAAAATCTAGCGATATCTCGCTTCTCAAGATCAAACATATATCACCTCTTTCTGTGATACTATTTATCACAGAAAAGCCTTTCAAGTCAAAGGGAGGATGACTCCGATTGTAAGTTCACCATCACCACCGAAGCCGCCTGATCCCACACAGACGGCAGCGGCACAGACCGCGACCAACGTCGATACCGCGATTGCGAACGCTGGCCTCAGCCACACCAACCAGGTCACGCCTGACGGCTCTCTGACGTATAATCAGACCGGCTCGCAGACGATGACGGACCAGAACGGCAAGACCTACCAGTTGCCGACCTATACCGCCACGCAGGCCTATTCCCCGCAAAATCAGGCGATCTACGACCAGTCGCAGGCAACAAAGCTCGGCCTTGCGACCCTCGGCAATAAAGAGACGCAGAAGATTAGTGGCCTGCTCGGGAGCAATCTAGACCTCAGCTCCGGCAATATCGATAAATACACCAACGACCATTATCTCTCCGGGTTCAACAACCAGTGGGATCGTAGCCAGGCGAGCCTTGACCAGAAGCTCGCGGACCAGGGTATCCAGCTTGGTTCGGAAGCCTATTCCAATGCGATGCGGGATTTCTCGACCACCAAGCAGGCCGCGAATGACCAGTTCCTTGGCGACATGTACAACAATGCGCAGAATGCGATCATCACGCAGCGCAACCAGCCGATCAACGAAATCTCGGCGCTGATGTCTGGGTCGCAGATCAGCCAGCCGAATTATGTCACGACACCGTCGACGCAATTGCCAACCGTCGATCAGGCCGGGTTGATCAACCAGAACTATCAGAACCAGGTCGGGGCCTATAACACGCAGCTCCAGCAGTCGAATGCAGCCATGGGAGGCCTGTTCGGGCTCGGTTCGTCGCTGCTCGGTGGTTGGGCTCTCTCCGACCGTCGCGCGAAGACAAATATCCGCCGGATCGGCCTGTTGAGAAACGGCTTGCCCGTCTATGCCTTCAGTTACCGCGATGGGGGTCCGGAACAGGTCGGCCTCATGTCGGACGACGTGCGCGAAAAGCATCCTGAGGCAGTCTTCCGGCATGTCGACGGCTTCGATCGCGTGAATTACGAACAGGCGGTGATCTGATGGCGTTCATCTTCGGGGGCGATACGGGCGAAACGCAATCCAGCCTTGAGGCAAAGCGAAGGCTTGCGGCAGCCCTCGTCCAGCAGGGCGGACAGACGACACCTATTCAGTCGCCATGGCAGGGCGTTGCACGCCTGTCGGAAAGCCTGATGGGTGGTCTTGCCCTTCGAAAGCAGGCAGCTCAAGAGCAGGAAGCGAACGCACAGGTCATGGCAGCCATCACCGGCCAGCCCTATACACCTCCTGCCGCGTCTCCCGGCCTGTTCGGCAGCCTGTTTGGCGGCGGGAAAGGCGTTCCGGCTGCATCCGACGCGCAGGGGCAGGTGGCAGCAACCAGTCCGGCAGTTGACCAGACCGCACCGTCTGGTGACATGTCAAACTATCAGAAGGCAATTTCCTCGATTGAGAGCGGTGGCAATTATGGGGAAGTCGGGCCGCGCAGCGGATCGATGGGGCGCGCTCTTGGAAAATATCAGGTCATGGAGGCGAATGTCGGCCCATGGGCACAGGAGGCGATCGGCCGGGCAGTGACGCCTGAGGAATTCCTCGCGAGCCCTGAAATACAGGATGCTGTCTTCAACAAGAAGTTCGGTAACTACGTGCAGCAATTCGGTCCAGCTGGAGCCGCTCAGGCATGGTTTGCGGGGCCCGGCGGGGTTGGTAAGCTCGGCCGCCAGGATTCTCTTGGAACGAGCGTCGCGGCCTATACTGACAAATTCAACCACGCGCTCGGGGCAAACCCACAAACATCGGCGGAACAGGCCATTCAACAGCAGAGCCCGCAGCCGTCTCAGGTCGCAAGCCTTGATCCGTCCGCAGGACTTCCCGCGCCTGCCGCCGCTGCCCAGATGCAGGCAACGAGTCCTGTTCCGGTCCCGACGCCGCGTCCTGATCCGTCGATGCAGACGCCGGCACAGCAACCGCCTATGGCTGCCCAGCCGCCGCAAGCAGCGCCAGCGCCACCGCAGCGGCTCGCGCAAGCTCTCCAATCACAGCCGCCGGTGCCTGTAAACCCGATAATGACCAACCCACGCGCCAAAGCCCTTGCGGCCGCGATGA